TGACAGCCTTGAGTATCCACCGACATTGCCGCAGTTCCTGAACCTTTGCCGCCCACCTGTTGACCCGGTCAAGGCATACCACGAAGCCGTCAAGGGTGTACAGGACAGGCGAAACGGAAAGATGGGCAAGTGGTCACATCCTGCCATCTTCTGGACAGCGGCAAGCATGGCGCATGACTTGCTGAACATGGGCTATCAGCAGGTAAAGCCACATTTCGAGAAGCGGCTCGCTGACGAGCTGTCAAAGACGGTCTGGCAGGCTATCCCTGATGTGCAGGTTCCTTTGCCTCCACCAACTGTTGACAGGGAAAAGGCGAGAGCCGAAGCAGAGGCGGCATTGAAACGCATTGGGGCATCGAACGCCTTGCCAGGAGCGCATGGCAACGGTCAGTGGATTGTCAACAATCTGGAGCGTATGGGGAAGGGCTGGGAACCTTTACCAGGTGTACGCAAGTGCATCTTGGATGGTGCGAAGGCTCTTGGCATTGCCTTACCGGAAGGAGTGCTACATGAGCCTGCCTGAACGTATTGTGAACCTGCTTGAAAACCTCAAGGACAAGCGTCTGTCTGTGCTTGCAATGGCAAAGATCCTTGGGGAAGAAGCCCCTGCCGTCAGGCATTCCTGTGACCGTCTTGTCGAGCGGAATGTGCTTGAAAGGGCAAAGGTCTATTGTCTGTACAGCAAGCGCATCTGCTATCACTTCTGGTTGAAGGGGAGACGGACACGATGAGCTATGGATTTTTTGTGGCACTGAAACGTGTGCTTGATGTGGAGAACATCACACAGATGTCAAAGGTGCTGGGGTGGGATGTGACTTCCCTCAACAGGATGCAGTCAGGGAAACGGAGGGTGTCTGGAAGGTTTGTGCTTCGGGTATGCGAATACCTGGATTGCTCACCCAAGGATTTGTTTGAGAAGACGGGTATGCCGGACAAGGAGGACTGATGCACAAAAGGATTTTAGCCTTGGGCAGGATGAAGAAAGGCGAAATGAATAAGACAGAAGCTGCTTACGCTGGCTATCTTGAAGCCCAGAAGATTGCAGGAAAGCTGGTCTGGTATGAGTTTGAACCCATCACCTTGCGCCTTGCAAACCGCACATCTTATACGCCTGATTTCCTGGTGCTGCGCGATGACGGTGTACTTGAGTGCCATGAGGTCAAGGGCTTCTGGCGTGATGACGCAAAGGTCAAAACAAAGATTGCAGCAGAAAAGTTCCCGTTCCGTTTTGTTGTCATCCGTAAGGTCAAAGGCGGCTGGGATTTTGAGGAGTTCTGATGGCTAGGAAACTAAGCCCGCAGCAGCTTCTCTTCATCGAGGAGTACATGAAGGACTGGAATGCTTCTGCTGCTGCGAAGCGTGCCGGTTATGCTGACAACAACGGGCATCGCATTGTCACGAAACTTGCGCCTTACATCCTCAAGAAGCACCACATGCAGATGGAGAAGATTGGGCTGTCACGTGACAACATGGCTCTTGGTCTTGTGCAGCATATGAAACGCTGCATTGGTGAGATTCCTGTCAAGGAGACGGTGAAGCTGAAAGCCGCTGATGGATCTGAGTATTTGCAGGAAGTCGAAGTCCGCAAGTGGGATGCCAACGGTTACAACAAGGCTATGGAGACGCTTGCAAAGATGTACCGCCTGTTGGACAACAAGCTGGAGATCAATGTCAACAAGCGTGAGATGGGGGTTTTGGTTGTGCCTGCCTTGAAGAAAGACGAGGAACATGAGCATGAGAAAGACATCACACCGAAGCATGAGGCGATTGAGGCGACACCGCCTTTGAAGTTCCCGCCGCTTTTCAAGGATGTGGAGGATGTTGAGATAAAGGAGGACGATGGCAAAGATAATCTGGCAGCCGATGCCAGGAAGTCAGACTGAGTTCTTGTCAACAATGACCTATGAGGTCTTGCTGGAAGGGACACGGGGTGGCGGTAAAACCGATGCCCTGCTGATGTCTTTCGCACGTTTCTGTGGGCAGGGATACGGAACACATTGGCGCGGTGTGATTTTCCGTCAGACCTACCCGCAGTTAAACGACATCATCGCTAAATCAAAACGCTGGTTCTTCCAGATGTTCGAGGGCATACGCTTCAATGAGTCCGACCATTGCTGGATATGGCAGACGGGGGAACGTCTGTACTTCCGTTTTGGGGAAACTGAAAACGATTATTGGAATTACCATGGCTGGGAAATTCCATTCCTTGGTTTTGAGGAGCTGACAAACTGGAAGACAAGTGACTTTTTTGAGTCGATGTTGTCCACCTGCCGTTCGTCATACCCGGGTATGCCCCGTATGGTGAGGGCTACATGCAACCCGTATGGTGCTGGGCATCAATGGGTGAAGGACAGATACAGGATTGGGCAGTTGAAGTCTGGGGAAGTGCTGCGGTTGAAGGACGAAAAGCCCCGTAAGTACATCCATTCATCCATCCATGAGAACACGCATCTCTTGGAAGCTGACCCTGAGTATCTCAAAACGCTCCAGTCCATCCAAGACCCGAACCGCAAGAAGGCTTGGCTTGAGGGTTCGTGGGACATCCATGCCGGTGCTTTCCTTGAGGGCGTATGGGATGAGCGCAGGCATGTTGTCGAACCGTTTGTCATTCCCAATACTTGGAAGATTTGGCGGGCTATGGATTGGGGATACCGCGCCCCATATGCGGTGCTGTGGTTCGCAATGGATAACGATGGTGTGGTCTATGTCTGGCGCGAGCTGTATGGCATGGGCGACAAGCCGAACCAGGGGACGATGGAGAACGCTGCCACGGTTGCCCAGAAAATCAGGAAGATTGAGGCGCATGATGAGCGGTGGGGCTATGAATACCGTATGAACCTGGCTGACCCGTCCATCTTTTCAAAGATGGGTACAGACAGGTCTATTGCACAGATTTTCAGGGACAACGATGTCAAGTGGGTTGAGGCTTACAACGCGAAGGGTAGTCGTGTAAACGGCGCACAGGAAATTGTGAGGATGCTGGCGGAAGACAAACTCAAGTTCTTCAAGACGTGTGTCCATGCCATCAGGACTATCCCTTCACTACCGCCTGATGAAAATAATCCGGAGGACGTTGACACGTCTATGGAAGACCACGCATGGGACAGTTTACGGTACGGTATTATGAGGAAACGCAGGTCGCCTGAGTCAATAGGCATTGAAGAAAAATCTGAATACGCAGAACGGGATGAAAAATCGGGAAACATCACTTTGAATCTGGAGAATTGAAATGGATGATGAAGTTGTTGAATCAGGGATGTCGATGGCTCTGCCCGCCCTTCCCGAGGAACATATCGGGCAGATGGTGGTGGTTGACCCACCTGAGTTCAGGGAGGAACCAACGGAACCTGACCCGCTTGCGGAGAAGTGGTCACAGCGTATCAAGAGCGCACGGCAGTATTACAAAAAATACCATGACAGGGTTAAGCATAACCGTGATGTGGTGCAGGGGATTGATTGGGATGCCGATGCTGATTCGCTGTCTTTCAGCAGGCTTAGGGCAAACCTGATTCAAGGCACGATTACTGCAATGCTGCCTAACATCTATGCCAAGACACCGGAGATTGCGGTTGTCCCCACGCATTCTGACAAGGAGCTCAAGCTGTTCTGCAAGACCATTGAACATGTGACCAACCGCTATCTTGACAATGGGGATTTGAAGGGTAAGGGCAAGTCTGCTGTCCGTTCTGCTATGACAACGGGCATGGGTTGCCTCAAGGTTACATACCAGAAGAATATCAAGAAAGACCCGCTCATCATGCAGCGTATCCAGGACACGCAGGACAACATCGTCCGTGTGGAACGTCTGTTGATGCAGTTGACTGACCCGACCGAGCAGGCGGAACAGGAGCAGGTAAAGGCTGAACTTGAGCAGACGCTGCTTGCATTGCAGGATCAGGTTGAGATTGTTGACGGTGAAGGGATTGTCATTGACCGCATCCTGACCGAGAACCTGATTGTTGACCCCGCCATCTCTGAGTTCTGGGATTACCGTGATGCTGACTGGATGGTTCAGGTCGTACCGATGAAGAAAGAGGACGCAGAAGGTCTGTTTGGGTACAAGCTGGATTCAGCGAAGGTTTACAAGCAGAACTCCAAGGAAAAGGATGATGGCTTCATCCGGCTGGGGCAGTCCAAGCGTGCGGTCAAGGATGATGAGCAGGTTGTGATTTATGAGATTTGGGACAGGACTGCACAGCGTGTTTACACGATGGCTGATGGCTGCCAGTTCTGGCTGAAACCTCCCTACTCTCCAGAGGCTGTCGGGGAACGCTGGTATCCTTTCTTCATCCTGCCTTACCAGACTGTTGACGGAAAATTCATCGGTCCCTCTTTGGTTGACCTGCTTGAGAAGTTGCAGGATGAACATAATAAGACCCGTGACAAGTTCAACAAGCATCGAGACCTTATCAAACCTGGGTATATCGCTTCTTCTGCTGTGAATCAGAGGACTGTCCGCAATTTTGCTAATGCAGAGCTGGGTGAAATTACGATGATTGAAACCGAAGGGCAGAATGTCCAGCAGGTTTTCGTTCCAAAGTCCCATCCGCCTATCGACCCGAACGCTTACGACACTTCTGCTGTCCGCTATGATTGGGAACAGGTTTCTGGTATGCAGGATGCAGCACGGTCAACCGTTGTCAATGCCAAGACAGCGACCGAGGCAAACATCATGCAGCAGGCTTTGTCCGGCAGGGTTGCTGAGTTCCGTGACCAGGTTGAGGACTTCTTGCAGGACATCGCACAGTACACCGCTGAGATTCTTCTGCTGGTGCTAAATCCGCAGCAGGTTGAGAAAATCTGCGGGCAGAATGTCTTTGCCATGAACGTTGACCCGATGACAGGGATGCCGTCAGTTGAGGTAATCAAGCAGTCCTATGACTGGATTCCGATGGCAAGGGAAGATGTCTATGCCCTCATCAATCTGCGCATCAAGGCAGGTTCGACCGGCAACCCTAACAAGCAGGAGATGCAGGAAAACTGGTTGAGGTTGGTGCAGGTTGCACAGCCGTTGATTATGCAGATTATGCAGTTGCAGGCTAACGGCGGTGATGCTTCTGTACTGACAAACCTGCTTAAAGAAACGCTTACACGTTTTGACGATGGTCTTGAGCTTGAGGATTTCGTTCCCAAGATGACGCAGGCACAGGCAATGGTCATGCAAAACAATCAGTTGATTCAGCAGGCAGAGGGAATGAATGCCGGTGATGCAATCATTGATAACGCATCAACAGCGCAGGACAAGCCAAACTTTGGTGGACTATAAGGAGTGATTATGGAGCAAGAAATGAATACGGAAGAACAGGTTGAGCAGGTAGAACAGGTTGAGCAGGTTGAAACTGACCAGCCGCCTACTGAAACGCCTGAACCACAGCAGGAACAGGAACCTGTCAATCCGGTACACGAATTGCTGGATGAGATTTCAGAGGATTCGGAGAAAGAGGAAACCAAGGATGAACCGGAGCAGGCTGCTGAGCAGCCAACAGAACCGGCAGAGCCGAAAGAACCGGTGGAGAGTAAGGCAGAAAGTCAGGCAGAACAGCCTGAATCTGTTGAGGATTTGCTTGCTGACGTGAAGTCTGAACGCTCCAAGCAGCGCATCCGGCAGTTGATTGAGGACAACAACAACGTCCGCCAGCAGGCTTCCCAGATTGAGGAAACCAACAGGCAGTTTGCAGAGATTGTCCGCAATACCGGAATGAATGATGCTGAGCTTGCAAACACGTTCGAGTTCTGCCGTCTTTCACGGCAGGATGACGAGGCGTCTCTGAATCTTGCTTTGGAGATGCTGGAAAAGGAACGTCAGGACATCTATGTCCGCTTAGGCAGGACTGCTCCTGGGAACGATGCCTTGGATGGCTTTGATGATTTGAAACAGGCTGTTGAGTCTATGGATTTGACGCAGGAAAAGGCAAGGGAAATTGCAGAGCTTCGCAGGTTCAAGCAGTTGGTGACAAACCGTGTCAATCAGCAGACAGCCTCACAGAGACAGCAGGAACAGCAGAGACAGCAGTATCAGGCTGAGATTCAATCTTTCCAACAGCAGGCTATGAATATGTTTGAAGGTGGGCAGAATGGAGGTGGATTGAAGGCAGTTGACCCAAACTACAACGCCAGAATCGCTGCTGTCGGGCAATGGTTGAAACAAGGGGGGCAAGATTGGATGGTGAGGAATCTGCCACCACAGAAGTGGACAGAGTACCTTTTCAATGTCTATCAGCAGGCTCCCATCCAGCCACAGCAGAGGAACGTTTCTGTCAGCAAGGCAACCTCTCCGCTGTCAGGCAGACCACAGTCTTTGAGCAAGCCAGCAATCAAAGGCACTACTCCATCTGAAATTGTGGGCAGTGTTTTTGATAATCTGGGATTGTGACAGGCAAAAAAATAGGCGGGGATTTCCCCCGCCTTTTTCGTGGTGTTTTTTCTGTTCCCATGCTAAACACCAAACACGGTTTCTTGGTCAGTATGCTCCTATGGAAGCCATGTCCTCGTCCATCTCTTTGATGGAACCGCTCTCCCATACGGTATAGCTGTGTTCAAGGACATCTTGGATGTTTTTGGCATCCAAGTCGTAACCGCAATAGTAGCGGTTACTGCTTTCGTTCTGATAGCAATAGAACCTACCAGAACCCCACAGGTAGTATGATTTTACGAATTTCATATTACCTCCTTTTTTAAATTCTATTCTGATGAATCTGGTTTTGTGGTTTCTCAAATTTGAGAAAACTATTCTTTCTCAACAACAAATCCACCGGATTCTATCCTGATGACTTTTATGTCATAGTCTCCCAGTCCTTTAGAATTGTTTGGGTAGAAATGTGCAACCGTCTGTATGCCCAGAGGATTTGTCAGCGTGTAAACAAACTGTCCATCAGCAACATCAACAGTCATTGTATGGTTCGCA